CATCTGTATACGAAGCAAAACGCATAGTATAAGGGGTCGTATTCCCATTTTTTGTCGCACCAGCAAGATTAAAGTTTAGGATTTCACTTGCGATTGCATTCGAATCTGTAATCTCTTTAGTAACTCTATTATACGATAAAACCATAACGTTTGCAGCTCCACCCGGAGTTTGTACGGGGTCTATACGAATGGGTGTCAAATATGTAGTTCCGGGTGTAGCTACTTCTAATTCAACCTCACTCGCATTGAACACAATTGTATTTTCTGCCTGGTCATTGGTACAATTTTTACCGAACCTGATTTTAGTAGATCTCTCTACCGTCGGCAAATTCTTGACCATTTAATATAGATTGGTATTTTAATTCGCGTAAAGAAGTCCCGCCATCCCATTCTCAATGCGCAATATATTGTAGTTTACTGCGTATATAGGATCTATTATATTCATGGATTCACTCATGAGCTTGACTGTACTTAGACGACTGAAGTTCAAGGTACCCGTGGGCTGAAGTGAGCTCGTAGATAAACAAAATGGGTACAAGAAAAAATCAGGGGACGCCACGAACCCTGTGTGATAGTAGTACATAACATCGATGTAATGGGGTTTACTCCAACGATAGTTTGCAAGATCTGTACCGTTTATATTGAGTTTTATCTTGTTCGTAGGTGACGTAAGAGCGCTATTAGTCGATGTATTAGACGAAGCTAAGTACTTAACCGGGTGATTGAATGTCAATTCTAGAAGGTTTGTTCCGGATGCAATATTCTTTTGAACCTGGGTGATAAGAAGATCATGTTTTCTTGCTGATATATTCCCACGTTCTTCATTATCCAAGTAGAAATAGTTGGCAAAACACTCTACATTGTAATCCGTAGCTGTTGAAGCCCAATGAATCCTGATTTCGACATTATGATAATTGAGCGCTACGAGCGGGATAGCACATTGTGGCCCTTCACAAAAGAAGAAACGAAGGGGGTAAAAATAGGAACGAGCGCTGACACCGGGGTGTGTACCTTGGGCGCTTTTGGAAACATTATTCGCGAAAGTATCTATAGCTATGTTTTCTGTAAATACAGAATCTTGTGTGTCAATAACAGAACCTCCAATAAGAAGTTCTACTTTATCAATAATATTGTCCCAGCGCTGAGAATCAAGGGCGGTACTATTATTGTCTATCGTGAAATACACGTAACTGAGAAGGTCGCCAGATCGTTCGAATTGAACGCTGGACATCGAGTTGTTTTTCACCGCTCCATAGATGGTTTGTTTTTCGATGGATTGTGAAAAATTAGCATGTCTTTTGAACGTTGAAGTAAAGAAAGAAACCTGTGGGTCACCTACGATGTATTCATCCTGGGCGCCGGCTGCAATCAATTGAACAATGCCTGGAGACATGGTATACTATATTAAAGGGAGAAAATTACAAATTTGGTTTTCTACACACGAAACGAATAATTAAGAAAGTATCTTTAGCTGGACTTGATGGTACAATACCATCACCTGATTGGTTGCGAATATTGACGGTAAAACGATCAATGCTACGAATTGGGTTCACATATTGAGTAACTAATGGGTAGTTGTCTTTGAAATTAAATGCAGTAGTACCGTCACCGATAATACTAGCAAACGAATTACGAAGAACACTCGCCCCGGCTTGGCCATTTGGTACGTTCGAAGCACGTTCAGAAAAAATGGTATCCAATTCTTCGATGGAAATGTAACAATGTTTAGTAGCCGTTGTTGTATTAATTCTAGCAGCCATTAATTTGGCTTGAACAACATTTTTCAAGGGTTGTTGGAGATGACATGTGAACGTATTGGAAGAAGTCTGTCCAATAGTGTCAATAGTCACCGTGTGATATTCATGTTGAAGATCTGGAATGAGCTGACTAGGGGATGTAATAAGCGCCATTTAGTATAAGCTTAGATTAAAGATCCACCGATTCCGTCGGTAATTTCATAACCAGCATGGGCGGTGACCAACTTCTGGGCGCCGCAAATACCTCCTGGAGTTAAACCCTTCGAGTAAGGGCTGTCCTTTTTACCTGAACCAGCTGTACATTCTAATTCGACTGGGAGATCGAAAATAGATTGGTCGGTGACATTTTTAGTGACAATTGGTCTGGGTTGGTACTTGCTTGTGGTAGAGGACTTGAAGGCGGCGAGGGCCGAAATTATCAGAAGAAGGACAACAATCATACTGAGAGCATTGCGACTGACACGATTAAGGGTAAACATTTATAATCTACAAAGATTTTTTTAAACTGCGTTAAAGGTAATTTTTTTAGTTTCTGTATAAAGAGTAGATGGACGAAGAGATAGTAATCGATCGAGGAAATACCAGTGTCATGAAATTGGATGCCGACGAGCAGGCCATCATGGATGAAATCCAAATTTCTGCCCCACGACCTCAACGTGTTCCACGACCAACTAGACCAAACTTCGCCCCACCCCAGATGGGACACCAACAGGAGAGTATGGACGCTTTTGTAAATCCAACGAAGCAAACAGTTCAAAATCACACTACACCCGACGAAGAAATTGATTACGGTGACGGTGATGAAGATGCTAATTTTTTCGATGATGGCGAGGATTATGGTGAAGCTGGTCCAGGACAAGAAGATGAGAAACCAACAAAAGGGTATGCTTCAATCGACGAAGAAAAGGCGGACCTTATTAATAAACTCGGACGCCTGGAGAAAAAGGGATTTGCCGTAAATAAACGACTCAATGCATATTCGAATATTGATGAATTGCGATCCGAGGTGAAGCGTATCACTTATAGTATTGATGTCGAACAATCTGTCCGCTTTTCTAGAAGAATGTTGGTCGCCTGTGTAACTGGTCTGGAGTTTCTTAATAAACGGTACAATCCCTTTGAGGTCCAACTTGAGGGGTGGTCCGAGTCCGTGATGGAGAATGTAGACGATTACGACGGTGTATTTGAAGAATTGTATGTGAAATACAGGTCTAAGATTACAGTTGCACCAGAGATCAAGCTCATTATGATGTTGGGTGGTTCAGCCATGATGTTCCATCTCACCAACAGTATGTTTAAATCTGTTATGCCAAACATGAACGATGTGATGAAGCAAAACCCAGATCTCGTTAAGAATATGATGAGCGCAGTACAGAATACGACGAGAAATACAGGAGGACCCGCAACGGATGCCCCTGTCGGTGGAACGGGTGATTACCAAATGCAAGGACCGGGGATTGATATCTCCAGTCTGATGGGTGGTATCATGATGCCACCTGCACCCCCAATGAATACCACTGCCATTAGTCCCGCAGAGCAGGCGGAAGAAGATGATGACATTTCTGATATCATTTCAATCTCAGGTGATTCGACTGGAGGTGAAGTCAAGCAAGTCAATGTCGCGGCTACAAGAACCAGACGTACCAGGCAAAAGAAAACTAAGAAGGAAATTAATCTCTAAATATATATAAATGATAGCTTACTATCCTTTGGAGGAACTGGATCCTCCAAAAAAAAAGGAACAGGTCGATCCTGTTATCCAACCTGAAAAGAGTCAAGTTGGTCTCGAAGAAAGTGAATTAAATTACATCGTGATAGCTTTCATTGCCGGAGTTATCGCATTAGCTATATCCGACGCCATCAGGGCGTAAATGTTATTTCTACCGCGGGGTTTCCCCCCGTAGTAAAATTAATAAGTAAAAGTTGCTATTTCTTCACCGTTATCGAGATCCAAATTCTGGTTACTACCAGGCCATAATCCGACATTGTTTTTGATAGTCTTAAGTTTTCCACCGCGTGAAGTCATTAGTTCAACGTGTATGTCATAAGAATATATCCTACCTGAATTTGTATTTAGGGGAGTTATGATTATACCCTTCTTCCCGACGCTAATATTTGGACTCCATGGATAATCTGTATCTCCACCAAATAGATTTTTGGTACCCACTGTGATGTTTTCATCTAATGCACTTGTACTTGAATCATGTGTACCACCTTGTACTTCCAAAACCATTGTACTCATATCTCTAAAAGTAGCAGCCGAGTCACCGCTACCCGCCGGATTTTTGCCATCAATCTTTCTCAACATACAAACAATTTTGGCATAAAAGGAGGGGTTATCGAATAATAAACGAACCATCTTTGCTTTTATAACTCCAAGTGAGAACGTCTGTGAATATCTCTTACATGCAACGTTACTTGACCCAGAAATCATACCACCACCAATCTCAAGTGCCGTGGACGCCGTGACACCACCTAGACCAATAGCTACCTGGTTTCCTAAATCAATTTTACCATCGATATTAAGATCACCGGTGATCTCAACGTTACTATTGATAATCATCTCATTGGAGTATGGATCCACGTAGACATTACCCGAAACATCACCATAGATATTAGAAAGAGCTAACGCGTTGGGTGGGTCAGCGGAGGCTGGTGTGGTCGTCGCAAATTGTAACATGGCATTACTAGTCGAATGTTGTATACGTGACACACCATCATAAACAGTGAACTTTTCCAATGGGTTTACAGTACCGATACCAACGTTACTTGAATGTATCACGTGAATACCGTCAGCTTCAACACTATTATTGACCCCACCCACCACAGTACCATGTACAGAGTGGGTAGAATCACTGAAACCCCTCACGTATCCACCATAATTGTCATTTGTATTTAAACGTATACCAGTCTTCTTATTTGTTCCGGGACTCTCTAATTTGAGTACATCTACATTTGTAGTCAAAGCTGAGTACACGTGCACGTTTGTGTCAGGTGCACCAGTTCCTACACCAACGAGACCACTGCTTTGGATACGGAAAAGTTCGATAGCATTACTCCCCGAAATTGCACTGGCTCGGTTTCTGATGGTTAATGCCGTATTTTCAACTGTTTCTATAACAGCCCTAGAGGGAGTCGTACTTGTCGAGAAAAGATCCATAGACCCTGTAATAATCTTTTGATCTTTAGGAAACTGGAATCCACCGTTAATGAAAAGCTTTGAATCCCCACCCGGATCTATGGCTGTACCCACTAAAACCCTGAATTTGTTTACAGTTAGGAGTGTATTGACACCTGTCCCTTCAATTGCACCTTCAATAGCAGCTGCACTCAGTCCCGCAGAATCATACGTTTGGAACATGTGTAATGGAGCTATGGATCTAATTCTATCAGGGCCACCTGAACCCGTTGTTTCGTTACCCTTAAATAAAATGAGTTCAGATTTACCATCAACATTGTAGAGTCGTTCTTGTATGAACGTGTTACCAAATTGATCTGTATCTACACCACCAAACGTCATCTTAGAACCTATTACAACATTACCATTTACTTCCAATTTAGCCCTAGTTACATCTGTACCGATACCGACACTGCCTGAAGTACCATCAACAAAAATTCGACTTGTTGTTGAATCATTGATAGTAAATGCATTGTTGGTGAGTCTAAAATCACCCGCAGACCCGGATACACCCATAGAAAATCCGGACATGTCACCAGCAATACCATCACTTTGAATGAACGAAGCGAAAGCGTTAGAAGCTGTAGTATCTGTTCTCATAGATACAATTGCATCATCTGCGGCATCAGAGATCTTTTCGCTATGAACGAGTAAACCATTTGTAACTGAATTTCCTATACCGGTTGTGATAATTTCCAAATGGGAAGCGGGTGTTGTTGTACCTATACCAACCCGTTTATTACTTCTCCATGTCATCACATTCTCTTGAGCGCTATAGCTGTCACCCGCCAATGACAAATTCAATTGAGACCGGGCGGTTCCGGAACCTGTAGCGTGTTTACCCATTTTGAATACACCCCTAACACCATGTTGACCCGCGGTACCACCTTCACGGGTGAGTTGAAGAACATCTTGGAAGTCTGAGGTGTTTGTAATCTGTGCCGTGTTTGTGATTACCATTGGAGATCCCAAATGACTCACACCACCACGGTTAACAACCTGATTGTTAATAAATACAGTACCACCAGAAGTATGTAAAAGACCTTGGGGTGTAGCCGTTCCAATACCGACATTACTCGTCTCTAAAATTGTCAACTTCGGTGTACCCATCGTATCAGTTTGACTCGCATAGAAATTGAGACCTTTACCACTCCCTACACGGTTTTGAATTTTTGTTTGACTATTTGTCGTGTCAGTTGAAATCTTTAAGAAGTTTGAATCTTTCCCGAAAATAGCTGTATTACTCTCATTAAGTCTAAGGTTACCACCCAAGGTCAACATTTCACTTGGTTGCGTATTAGCGATACCAACATACCCATTTGAAGCCACGCGCATACGCTCGGTATTCTTGGTTTTGAAAACAACTGATTGGTATTGATGGGACGTTAATGCACCCATAATTTCAATCGAAGTTACATTAGATCCAACCGTTCCGTCGGCGTTATTTGGACCACATCGAAGACTGACAGTGTTTGAAGTAGAGTCACCACCCGATATATCACCGTGAACAATAACATTCGCGGCGGATGATATACCAGATTCACCTTCAACTTCAATGAAATCCTGTACTAAGATAGATTGTGTAATGAGACGACCCGTCGCTGTATTACCAAGTACTGTCAGAAGGTTAGAAGAATCTACATTAATAAATATTTTGTCACCGAATGACAACAGATTCGTTGAATTTGTGTTTGCTATACCAGATGGTACACCATCCCCATTCCCATCCACCCCAGTTGTCTGAAAAGCATGGGATTGAATTTTAGATGCAACCACCATGGGTATCGCTGCATCAGCATCTAATGTAATTAAATCACCCACATTAAGTCCACTACCACCAATTCTCAATCCCTCAAAGAATCCAAACCCATTTGTATGTAACACATTATCGTTAATTGTAGCCGTGTCATCTATATACAGGTTAGAACCAACGGAAAGTGAATAGGTGGGTGAAGTGTTCGCGATACCGATATTGTTTTGAGTATAGATGTCACCATACACAT